GGCGTTCTAGCCACATGAGTGTCATCCCACTATGCCCAGAGCATCATCGCGGCTCTACGGGGCTTCACGGGCTTGGAACCAAGGGGTTTGAGAAGCACTACGGGTATGACGAGGCCAGCCTGCTCAAAGAAACATTAACCTTGTTGGGAATTGAAGAATGACAAAACGAATTGTTTGCTGGTTTTCCTGCGGAGCCGCAAGTGCCGTCGCTACCAAGTTGGCTATTGCTGAGAACGCTGGGAAGTTGCCTTTGGTGATTGCATACACCGAAGTCGTGGAGGAGCATCCTGACAACAAGCGATTCCTCGCTGAATGCGAGAAGTGGTTTGGTCAAGAGATTGTGATTTTGGGCAACGACCACTATAAGCGCTCCATTTACGAAACATTTAAGACCAGCGCGATGAACATCCGGGGCGCGGCTCCATGCACCCGCGTGTTGAAGAAACAGGTGCGTCAGCGCTTTGAGCAGGTGGGCGACCGTCAAGTGTTTGGCTACACCGCCGAGGAACAACAGCGGTATGACCGATTCATCGACGCCAACAACGATGTGGATGTCTGGGTTCCATTGATTGACAAAAGGCTGAATAAGGTCGATTGCTTGGCGATGCTTCAAAACGCTGGCATTGAGTTGCCTGCGATGTACAAGATGGGCTATCTCAACAACAACTGCATTGGTTGCGTTAAAGGTGGAATGGGTTACTGGAACAAGATTCGAGTGGACTTCCCTGAACAGTTTGAACGCATGGCAAAGTTGGAGCGGTTTAAGAAGCAGACCATCTTCAAAGACCGTTACCTCGACGAACTCAAACCAACTGATGGTAACTACCCACAGGAGCCAGACATTGAGTGTTCAATTTTTTGCAAAATGGCAGAAGACGACATTGTTGCAACATAACAACATTAGGGTTTTCCTTAGAAAATATTTGCAAAAAGTTGTTGACGAGGTTTAATTTGGCGTTAAACTAACAGCACTGACCAAGCAATGGTTGCAAGGCAGGTAACACAGAAAGACAGCGAAATGAACAACGACATCAACTTCACATCAGTAGACACACTCGGCACATTGTTGGCTCAGATTGCCGACCTCACAAAGCAGGCTGACGCCATCAAGGACAGCATCAAAGATAGCGCCAGTGCAGGCGGCGCAAAGGTTGTAGAGGGTGCAATCTTCAAGGCAACTTACATCGAATCAAATCGTACAAGCGTTGACTGGTTGGCACTGGTCTCAACCAAACTTGGTGTTGAGGCTGACTGGAAAAAAGTCGCCGTCAAACTTGGCGTCGATGCTGACAAAGAATTGCCAAAAGCAATTGCTGACAACACCAAAGTGACTGCTGTGTTTAGCGTCAAGGTCACCAGCAAGTAAGCCAACAGCCCCTTCGGGGGCTTCAACAGCGAAGGAGAAAACAATGGGATATTTTTCAAAGTGTTGCGCCAAGACCAATTTGCCCGTGGTGGTAGATGCGCTTGGTATTCCGCATTTAAATCTTGTGGTGGCTTTGATGCCAGACGGTCGCAAGTTTGAAGGTTCTTACGACGGTTATGGGCGCGTGGGGGGCCAAAACGTGTTGGAGTATGACGACGGCAATTTTGTGTGGCCCAAGGTCAAGTTTGTTTTGCGCGACTACTACAACGGCGAGACTTACAAAGAGTTGGGTAAGTCCAATGACGAAAAGGCGCAGGGCTACTTCATGGACAAAGCGTTTTTGCATTACTGCATCAAGAACGGGCCATTCAAGAACAGAGCCGAGTACACCAAGGCTTTCAAAAAATACGCAAACTGGTAAAGGGCCAACATGAAACACGCACAAGCAGACTACATCAACGCAGGCTACAAATACGAGAAGGCCGCCAGCGCTGACAAGGCCCGCGCAGTAGCAGAAGGCATCCGCAAGATGCTTCAAGACGAACACATCAACGACCAGACCGACGCACGCTACTTTGTCGAGCGCGGTCGCAAAGAGGCAAGGGAGACAGCATGAACACCGACCACATCATTCACAACAGCAATACCCAGCGCATGGAGTGCCAGCACTGCGGCTTCAGTGAGGCCATCAAGATGCCTGCACCCATTGACGCGATTGTGGGCAAGATGGATGCCTTCACGAAGGCCCATGAGGGCTGTAAGCGCCCTCCAAGCGAGGCAATTATGTCTGAGTACATCAAAGGCTTTGACGCGGGCTACGCTTATGTTTTAAGTGAACTTGAACGGTTTGCTGAACAGGAACGCCAGCCGCAGGCCAGTCACGACGCTATGACACGCAGAATTAAAACTGAGGTGCTATACCGCCTGCTGTCACACTTAAAAATGGAAGATAAGCCAGATATTAGGGAAAGTACCTAAAAAATAATTTGAAAAAGTTGTTGACATAGTTTAATTCTGGGTTATACTAACATCACTGACACAGCAATACCGCATAGTCAGTTACAGCGAAGGAAAGCGAAATGAAATATCAATACAACGATGGAGGTCGCAAGGCGGCAGGCTTTAAAGGCACAGCGGGCGACTGTGGCGCACGCGCCATGACAATTGCTCTGGGTTTGAACTACGCCGAGGTCTACAAAGAACTGGCTCAAGCCAACGCCGATAACGGTCGCGCTAAGTCTGCCCGTAACGGCATCATGAAGGACGTATATGCCGAGGTGCTAAAGCGTCACGGTTGGACATGGAGACAAGCCCCTAAGTTTGACGGTCGCAAGGCTCGTTGTTCCGATATGCCAGCAGGCGTGGTAATAGCCAAGCAAGCCCACCACTTCGTGGCAGTGATTGATGGTGTGGCTCACGACATCTGGGATTGCACCCACAAGATGGTCTACGGTTACTGGGCTAAAGCGTAAAGCAAGGGGGAATTGAAATGTCATACATCGCAGAAATCGAATCCCGCGTTGCAGGCATCCCTTGCATCATTGGCGTGACCCACTTCGAGAGCGTGCGTGGCTCCTACTCATACCACGCCGCCAGCGACTGGGACTATCACGGTTACACCGAGGCTGAGTTCGAGGTATGCGACCGCCGTGGACGCCCTGCTCCTTGGCTGGAGCGCAAACTGTCCGACAAGGACACCAGCCGCATTGAGTCCGAAATTGCCGAACATTTTGCGCACTAGGGAAAGTACCTACAAAATATTTTTAAAATAGTTGTTGCATTGTTTAATTTACGGTTATACTAGCATCACTGCAATAAGCAGGTAACACAGAAGGAACAGCGAAATGACAAACACCACAGAAACAAAACAATACTCTTGGAAATACTTGGTTTGCTCAATGGCAGTGACAGACCTTGCAGACCTTGAAAGCAATGGCGTAATCCCCAGCGATTGGAAATTCACAATCAAAAACGGCAACACCTTGTACGACGAGGTTGGTTCAACATGGCGCGAGAGGTCAGACAATACAGTTTATGTGTGCCACAAAGATGCACCAGAGTCTAAATATCGTTGGTTGCACCCCGACACGATTGTGCAAATTTATAAAGTTTCAGCGCAGTAAACCGAACCAATAACCAAACGAAAGCGAATCGCTATGACACACTTTGATACCATGAACACCATCGTCAACCAGTTCTTTGACAACCTGCCAAAGTCCTACGTTGCCTACTGCGACTACATCGCTCACACCATCGTGGGCAACCTGAAGGCCAATGACACCGAGCGCCTGCTTGCCAGCGTCAGCCGCCCACAGTACGACCTGACTGAGACTGGCGGCTTTGCCAGCACCAAAAAGACCATCATGGTTGAAGACCGTTTTGGCAAGAAGTACCGCGTGACCGTTGAGGAGGCAAAATGACCAACATGGGCGACCTGATGAACGAGATGGAGGCCGAACTGCGCAAGCAGTTTAAGGCTATCACCCCAGAGCAACGCGCAGAGGAAGAGCGCCAACGCCAGATTCAGCGGGACTGGGAGGCGGCACACACCGCGTTTGAGACCGAGCCAGAGGACGGTGACGAGTCTGAGTGGGAGGACGCAGAATGAAAGTGGCCTACGACTTTGCTGTGTTGATGGCAATCATGGTATTGCTGGCCTACGCTGTGAAGTGGGGTCACCCAGCCAAGGAGATACCGCCCATCCCCACCTGCGCCAACATCCCCGTGGGCCAGCCAGAGTACAGAGAATTGGAAAAGGCTTGCAGGCGCATACTTACATAGGTATACTTCGCTTCATGTGAAAGCGACTGTATAGCGAACAGGTAGCGTTTCAGAACCGACTCGGTTATTAAAGGGGTTGTGTCCCTAGACCAACACAGGAGACCCGTCACAAGCGGGTCTTCTCATTTGTGCTGAAATGTAGTAGAATCACAGTGTTGGACGTTAAGCCAGCAATCGAGGATGTCCCCGCAGGGATTTTCTGGCTTTCTCCCCTACCTCATTGGTGACCAAATCGAGTCCAACACCCCATCTGGCGAATCCAAAGCGAATCGATTACACTTGAATCATTCGTTCACTCATAGGGATTACGGGTTATGCCAGAAACCATCAAGAAGGCCATCAAACGGCCCGTCAAGACGCCAAAGGCTACAAAGCAAGCCCAAGGTAGCACTACGCCCGCAAAAACGCCTACAGCCCCGAAAATACCAAGACCTGCTCATAGACCAGTAGAGTACACAGAAGAGATAGCAGAAGAGGTATGTTGGAGACTCGCTCACGGTGAGTCACTTGTCTCAATCTGTAGTAGTGAACACCTCCCTCACTGCGCGACGATTTACCGTTGGTTGATTCGCTTTCCCGTCTTCTGCGAGATGTACGCACGCGCCCGTGAAGACCAAGCCGACACCAACGCCGACGAAATCCTCGCCATCGCTGACGAGATGCCCCCTGAGTACACCGACGAGAAGGGGCGCACGACTCTCGACCAGACTTACATCATGTGGCAGAAAAACCGTATTGACGCCCGTAAGTGGACAGCCGCCAAACTGAAGCCCCGTAAGTACGGCGACCGCATGGCTGTGGAAGGTGTGGAGGGTGGAGCCGCCATCAAGACCGAGGACACCAGCGCCAACAAGTTCCTTGAGGTTATCAAGAACATGGAGATGAGCAAACGTGCTGGCTGAGTTGCTTGAAGACCCAGAGGTGCAGGCGGAGTTCAACGCCAAGCCAGAGCATGACCGCATTGCGTACATCGCTCACGCCGAATGGATAGCCAGCGCACATAAGTACCAGATACCGCCCCCGCTTGAGCAGAATTGGACGGTCTGGGCGCTGATTGCAGGCAGGGGTGCAGGCAAGTCCCACGCAGGCAGTCAAGCCCTTTGGTGGTGGTGCTGGACACACCCTAACTCCCGTGGGCTGGTGCTGGCTCCCACATCGAATGACATCAAGTTCACCTGCTTCGAGGGGAAGTCAGGACTGCTCGCAAACATACCCTCCGAGTTGATAGCGAAGTACAACAAGCAAGACCATGAGATAACGCTAGTCAATGGCTCATCCATCCGTGGCATCTCTGGCGACTCGTATGAGCGCCTGCGAGGCCCGCAGTTCCACTGGTGCTGGGCTGACGAGTTAGCCGCCTTCCAGTACCTCGGTGAGGGCGAGGCGTGGGACATGATGATGATGGGACTGCGTCTGGGTGACCAGCCCCGCGTCATCGTAACGACGACACCGCGCCCCAAGGACTTGATACTCGACCTGATTGGGCGCGAGGGTGAGGATGTCATCATTGACCGCGCCAGCACTTACGAGAACGAAGCCAACCTCGCCTCGACCTTCCGCAACCAGTTGGAGCAGTACAAAGGCTCCAAACTGTACGAGCAGGAAGTGCTTGGCAAAATCATCGACCTCGAAGATGGCAAGGTGGTCAGCCGCTCCATGTTCAAGATGTTCCCGCATGACCGCCCGTTCCCCAAGTTCGAGTACATCGTGCAGTCCTACGACTCTGCCTACACGGACAAAACCTACAACGACCCGACGGCATCCACCACTTGGGGTGTGTTCAAGCCTATGGATGGCCCGATGTCCGTCCTGCTCCTAGACTGCTGGGCCGAACACCTGACCTTCCCTAAACTCAAGCCCAAGGTGCTAGATGAGTGGCGCGTGTCCTATGGCGAGGGCAAGGATGCCAAGCGCCCTGACCTCATCCTCATCGAGGCAAAGGCGTCAGGTCTGTCACTGGTGCAGGAGTTGCAGGCGATGCACCTGCCTGTGAGGGCGTGGAACCCCGGTGGCGCTGACAAGATGACCCGCCTCCAGATTACCGCCTCCATCTTTGCCACTGGGCGCGTCTGGCTCCCTGAGTCATCCCTGCACAAGGGCTATGTCAAGGACTGGGCCGAGGGTTTCCTGTCCCAGATATGCGCCTTCCCTGATGCCGCTCACGATGACTACGTCGATAGCGCAACGCAAGCGATTCGGTTATTGAAGGACATGGGTTTCCTCGACATTAACCCAGAGCCTCGTTATGATGACGATGATGATTACGAATACTCCCGCCCGAAGCGGGTCAACCCCTACACGGTATAAACGGGAGAGATGCATATGGCTGGAAAAGGTGGAGCGTTAGGCGCAGGCGAAAAAGTAATGGGCGCGTTGGCAAAGGCTTCAAGGCAGGCTGACGAGATTCTTGAGGCTCAGAAACTTGAGGGGACGACCAAAGGTGGCCTCAACAAGATACTGGAGGCCAAGCAAGCCCCTATGACGACGCCCAGCGGGACTGGGTTGCCCCTTATGCCTCGCGACCAAGGGATGTACACGCCACGCGAGCAGAAAGACCTGCCCCGTATGCCCAAAGTGGACGCCGCCCGTGCGGCTGGTGTGTCACCCAAATACACCGAGCGTATGCAAGACCTGCTCGACAGCCCGACCGCCCGCAAGAAGGTGGACAAACTCATCAACAAGGGCAAAGACCTGAACATGACCGAGTGGTACGGCACAGAGCCTCTGCGTCAGGTCGCTATGGATGCAGGCCGAACGCCAGAGCAGTTCGAGTCGTTGATGGCCCAGTTGGCAAGCGCCAGCCAGCGCAACCCAGTGGACAAGCAGAACCAGATGGGTTCGTACCTTTACCACCTGAGTGAGACAGGCCAACTGCCTGAGAACTCGCTCCTGCTGACCAACAAACTCAAGAAGGCGCTCAAGACCGACCCATCACTGGCTGAAGGCCGCACACTGGTGGAGTTGCCCACAGGTTATGGCTCACTGGCTCAAGGCGACATCTTCAACCGCGCCGTGATGATTGGGCAAGGCGACATTGCTGGCGCTCTGCCACCAAACAAGAAACTTGGCACGTTTTACGAGAATCTGCTTGGCAACCTCAAGCCCGTGACGGTGGACGTCAATGCGGTGCGTGGCCCCATCATTGAGCGTGGTGACCCGCGCTGGCTGACGTCAAAGTTGGTCGAGAAGGATGAAGAGGGCAACATCATCAACTCGTATAAACCCCGCGAGATGTTTGACACTGGCGAGATGACCATGCGTGAAGCAAAACAGCGCCCCGGTTTCTGGGAGGCCGCGCCCTCTGGCTCCGAGTACGCAGGCTTCGAGGACTTATGGCAACGCGGCGCAAAGCGGCATGACGTTGAACCAGCAGAGGCGCAGGCACTGGGCTGGTATGGCTCCGCTGATGTAACCGCCCTCAAGACCAAGCCAGAGAACTATGTGGACAACCTTGAGCGGCTTATCCGCCGCACTGCCGAGCAGACAGGCCAGTCACCTAAGAAAGTGATGAACGACCTTGTCACTGGCGAAGGCTTCCTGCGCAAGAAGGGTGGCGCAGTCAACAAGACCGACGGCAACCACTGGGACGACCCTCACTCGGTCGAGCGCTTCCATCGCAAGATGGCAATCAGCAAGGCCACGGGCGGCATTACGTTGGCTCGCACCAGCCTGCGCAAGCCCAAACACATGGCGGGCGGCGGTGGTATATCCAAATTGTTTGGCGCTTTTGAAAAGGCTGAGAAGGCCGCTGATGCGGCAATGGAGGCCGAGAAAGTAGTGCCAAAGGTTGACCGACTCAGTATGTCCTACAAGGATGTGACTAAGCGCGTGCCTGAAGTGGCGGACGCCCTTGAACAATTGATGCGTGGCGAGATTACTAAGGCGCAGTACAACGACGTTGTGAAGATGTACAAGCCTGTAACGCCTTATGCTTTTGTGCCAAAGCCTGCGTCGAAAGAAGAAGCGATTGGCGCATTGCGTGGTGATACTGCTAAGTCGCGCTACGGTATGCAGTCTGAGTACGAGCCGGGAACCAAGGTTGGCCTCCGTCTTGACATTCCCGCAT